TTTAGAACCTCTCGAACGATGAAAGCGACCCCGCCGAAAGAACCCGAACCAGAGGAGGAAGAACCCGAAGTTGAAGTTGATGAATATGAGATGGGGGATGAAACTTATTTTGTGGAAGCACCGAGAGAAGGATTGGCGTTTGCCGAGAGAAGGGTGTTTGATAGTAATAGTGAAGAGATTGGAAACCTCACGGAAGATGATGTGGGGAAGACGCTGGTGAAGATGGTGATGCGTCGAGAGAAACTTGGAGCATTTGCGGACAAATCGCCGAAAGCGAAATCCAGTAGTGAAAGTTTGCCGTCTTTTGAAAGTAAGCAACCGAAATCACCCGAACCCGAAGAGGAAGAGGATGTCGAGGTTACAACATATACATATAAGGGAAAAGAATATGATATAGAAGACCCGAAAGGGGCAGACGATATGAACTTGGAGTTTTACGCAAACAGAGATGTTTGGCAAGATGATGAGGAAATTGGAAAATTAGGTGATGATAACCCCCTAATGAAAGCGTTGATGAAACTCGTAATAAAACAGGAGTTTCCAAGTCAAAAAGATTATCGGGAGACGATGGGACTTGCTGCGAAAAAACCCCGAGCATCAAAAGCACCTGCGAGTGCGAGGGTTGAACTGCGTGAAGAGTTGGTGGCGGAGCAACCGAGAAGTCCAGCGGGTCAATTCGCCGAACAAGCAGAAACAGCGGTAGTGGCGGTTAGTCAAGCACCACAACAGGCGTATATGAAACTGATGAAGTCGCCGAGTTTTACAGAGGCGGAGAAGCGACTGCTGACGCGGATACGAGAAACAAAGATGACCCCGAGAATGAGGGCGGTATTATTGGGAAGGAGCGGACTGGCACGAAAAGTGATGGAAATGTTGGGAATTGATGAGAGTGCGTTTCAATCACAGAGGGCGAGGGCGAGAATAGCGGATACACAGGAGAGGCGAGTGAAGGGAGAAACGGTGCGACAGATGATTGGACTACCAGACGATATTGAGGTGTTGTTTCAAAAGCAGGAGGCGGGACTGATAAATTATATCGCGAATGTAATGAATAAAAAAGATGTTGGAGTGAAAATAGACGATTTGCTTGAAAAATATGTTTCTACTTTTGTGAGATGTGGATTTGGTTGCTTGAACTTGGTTGCTGAAATGATGAAATATGACCCGTTTGATGTATATCTTGCCGAAAGCAGGAATACCTCTTGCGACGGACAAGGGAAAGAGAAAGAAAAACATCTTACTTTAATGATGAATATGACGAAAGCGGACGAGAATTATCCATCATCAGTCTCATTTTGGAACACCAAAACGCGTCCTTATACAACGATGAACTTTTCTTTAACGGAACACGAGGGATTTTTCTTACCTGAATTAACGCAACGATGTATGATGCGTCTGGAAGGAATAGATGGTATTTCGGAGGTTAGAAGCACCACAAGAAATGCTGGGATGGGATTTAAACGACGAAACGAATATGCGGTGTTTTTTGAAGGGGTGAGTGAAGAGAAACGATTTACTGCGGCAATAAAAGAGCAATACAGTTCTAAAATTAGGAGTGAAATAGTGCCGAAGGTTTTCGCAATCGCTCGTGATTTGAAACCGAAAATGGAGGCGAGGGGTGAATTGATGCGGAAGAATGTAGTTGCCTCGCTGACGCCAGCACAACGAAAGATGGTAGAAGAACATAATAAAAACAAAAACCCATAGAATAAAATGACAACTATAACCGAACGGAAATACCCAACGAGCGAAGAATACCCGCTGGTGAAAGCGTTTTCGCTGAATGACCGCAGACCGAGACTGATTGGGACTGCGGGATTGAAGTCGCAACTTTACACGGGCGACTACGATTTTACGATGGATATAAGTGATTTGCCGAGAGATGTGGTTTTTAGTGGGTTGAGTGATGTTGTTTCACGAATAGCGAATGATGAAAATATGTATTTCGTGGAGATGAAAATCCAGAGCGAAGGTGGGAAGAAGGAGCGGATTTATCGCGGAGTAGAGTATTCGCATTCGTTTTTCGGCAAAATACCCTTCGATGATATAGACTTTGTGAAGGTTGATGTGGTCTTTCGCAAGGAAGCGAGTAATGAGTTTTTCGATGCGTCGTGTATGTATGGTATGGGTAAGGAGGAGACGGGCGAAAATGCGGATGCCGAGAGATTGAAGGAACTGGAGCAGGACTTCGGTGGATTGATTAGTGAGGGGCGATACTGGAAAGCGTTGAAACGCCTGTTTTCTATGATGCGTATCAAAAATGAAGAACCAGAGACATCAATCCAGTTAGTCAAGTTATTTAATAGTGAAACAGGAAAACTCTACCAAATAACATCGCAGTTGAAAGCAATCCAAACCCTTAAATGGGAACTGGATAAGACCTTGAAGTTAAGGGTTTCGACATTTTTACAAGGAAAACTCGGTATGAAAGGCAGTATCACACGGGCAAGGGTCGATAACATCATCAAAAATAACGAGAAAATAATCAATAAATCGGCACAACGACTTTTGTGTTCCATCATATAAATTATAATAAACATAATTCCATTTTATTATAATACAGTATGTCTCTCAATCTCGACAAAATCGGCAGTCCTTTTTGTAAAATCGTCGGTGGTGCTAATGACGGCAAGAAAGTTTATCTCGCTACACCAGACGAAAAAGGTCTCAAAGAACAGCGAGTTCAGTTGTTTAAAAGGGCGACAATACCCGAAAATGATGAGGGTAAGTTTATACAGATGATAAACCCGAAGACCGAGCGACAGATATGGTATTGTGTAGGGGCATCGGGCAGCGGTAAATCTTACTATACCAAAATGGTGTGTAAAGAATACACGAAGAAGTTTCCCAACCGCTCCGTGTATATGTTTTCGACGCTCCCCGATGATGTCTCGGTAGATGATATAAAAAACCTGAAACGCCCGAAGATAGATGATACGCTCACGAGCGACCCAATAGAAAGTAGCGAGTTTGCCGAAAGTATGGTGATTTTTGATGACTGCGACACAATCGCGAATAAATCGCACCGAAAAGAGGTGTTCAAGATACTCGACCAGATTTTACAGACAGGGCGACATCATAAAATATCGTGTATTCTCACATTCCATTTACCGAGCGACCGCCAGACGACGCGGATGATGCTTAATGAGTGCCATTTCGTCACCTTTTTTCCGAAAAGTGTGATGACGAAAAGCACGAAGTATATGCTTGAAAATTACATCGGCATCAATAATAAGATGATGAAGGAGATGAAAAAAATTAATTCTCGCTGGATTACCATAGCAAAGAATTATCCACAGGCAGTCGTGAGTGAAAAGTGTGTGTATATGTTAGAGGACAAGGATGATGATGATTAGATTTATTCAGTCCGCTGTCGGTGTTCTTCCTCTTCTTCCCTCTGTCGTCTCGCCTGATAGGCACAGTCGGGGCGACACTCGTCGGTTTCTGGCACACCACACGCCTCGCAAACCGAAACTTCGTCGTCGTCGCTATTTTCGCACGGTTCGCGACAGTCAGGGCAGTAGGTCTTACCGCCGATGTAGTGAAGGGTTGATAGGTTTTCTTCGTATCCTTTTTTTTGGTTGTATTGTTTTTCGGTGAGGTCGCACTCACAGCACTCCTCTTGTGTATTGACGCTGGAGGCATCATCTTCTTCTTCGGGTCTTGAAAGCGTTCCGTCGTCGTTCTGGACGCAGTCGCACATTTCCCATAGGTAGTGATTACTTCGGTCGTCGTAGGGTTTTCCACAGCACTCGCAAGTGTCTTCTTCTTCTTCTTCTGGGTAAAGGCAATCACAGCACACGAGTTTATCTTGTTCGGTGATTTCAAGAGCACATTCATTTTCAGGTTGTCCGCAGTCGGCACAGACACGATTGTGGCAGATGGCGATGATGGTAGTCATTTTGATTGTTGGTAGTTCGTTGTGTGTAGCACATATGAGTAAAATCATTTCAATTTTTTTGGATACCACCCCACCGCACCCGCCCTGGATGACCCCCTTAAAGTTAAGCAGGGTGTAATGAAGCGACCTTTTTGGCGACCAAGTCAGTAATATAACTATCATCACTACCCCACATACTATATGCCTCACCCTCAATCGTCATACTGATTGATTTAGTGAAGGCACTATCGCTATCACTTTGAAGAATGATTACTATATCCGCAGAGGTGAATGGGACGACACTAGTTATAACATAACGATAACTCGAAATGTGATGGGATGCGACATAATTAAAATCAACTGGAAAAGACATTTTATACAATATAGTAGGTTTAATTTTATATCAATTTCCAATCAAAGGTGAAACTTAATACGAATGGAAATTAATAATAAAAACAAAAGAACAATAACGAATATAAACGAGTAAAATGACGACAAGAGGGAACTTAACTTCTGCCGACCCTTATAATTTATACTACGACATTAATGTTGTGAGTGATTATAACCCAACACTAGTCGGGACGACTGCCCCACCCCTGACCTTCAACGAGATTAGGCAGAACCCTATTATAACATATCCAGAAGATTACCTACTTTCTGTTGTGAGGTTTAGTATTGAGACCCCTACCCTTCCTATTTTTATTCCGCAGGTGTTGTTAGGACAAACGAACCCGAATAAACTGATTTATGCGTGGGGTATGAGTGTGACGGACTACATTGCTCCTGCTACTCCCGTGACATATTATCTTCCAGCACAAGAGAACTGGATTTATATTCCAGATGACCTTACAATCACTCCTCCTTCTGGTGCTTTGACCTTTCAGGATTTAACTACCAATTACTACTATGTGAATGAGTTTTCGCTGGTGCTTCAATATGCGAATAATGCGTTGAAGGCGGCGTTTAATAATTTCAACACCTTTTTAACTGGTATTGGGCAAGCAGCGTTAGGCACAAGGGCAGCGACACCTGCCAACATATCACAGAACTATTGTCCGCAGATGTTTTATGACCCGAATGGCGAGTTGTTTTCGTTGAGTTTTCCGCTTTCCCCCCCAGCACTAGCAGGGACAGCACCCCCTTACGCATACGACACTTACGACCAGAACCTCGCAAACACCGCTGGTTTTACGGGGCGTGTTATTAAGTTGTATATGAATACCCCCTTATCAGTTCTGCTGAACTCGTTTCCTACTGTGTTTCAAGGCAATACCCAGGTTGAATTAACAAGAGGAACAGAGGATATGATTGTTGTATATAACAACCAGTATCAAAACACGAATGGAGGTAGCAGACCATCTTACCCTCTTACGCCAGTCGCCTCATCGGTGTCGGCAATACCGCAGATTATAGTCCCACAGGAGCATTCAACGACTATTTTATTTTCGCCCATATCCGCCCTTGTGTTTTCGACATCGCTCCTTCCAGTTCAAAACACGCTATTATCAAAACCAGCGATTTTCAATTTTTACGATGGAGTGACGAGTAGCAATTTGCGTTCATCGGGCAATAACAATGTGACAGCACCAGTTTTGACTGATTTTGAATTACAAGGTGCGACAGGCACGAGTTCGCAGACGAGGATTACATATGTGCCGACGGCGGAGTATCGTATGTTGGATTTGCGTGGAACGACCCCTGTGAATGCGGTGGAGGTTTCGGTGTTTTGGAAAGACAAGTATAGTGGATTACATCGGTTCGAGTTGGCGGCGGGGTGTGCGGCGTCTATAAAGATACTATTTCGCCGAAAAGACTTTTATAATGCTACTATTGATTAAATCTCTCGGCGAATAGAATTACAACTGAAATTATATATAAAAACAAAGTTATACTATAATTCATAAAATCGAAATAAAATGAGTTCAGCAGACTTTCGCAAGGTATTAGTCGAGGATGCTCGTATGAGGGTTACCGACAGTCTCCCCTTTGGTGTTGTGAAGTCAGGACAGAATGTGACGACCCAGATTTACCCTGCTACTTCTCAAAGTTCATCTTCCCAGACTTTTTCAATCCAGACCCCGAGTGAAGTTACCATTCTTGACCGTAATATTGTTTGGAAATCCACTTACGAACTTACAATCAGCGGAATTCCTGCTGCTGGTGAGTTTTTGGTTGATTTGGGTAATCGTGATGCTCTTGCCCCCCTGCCCCTTCATATGTCCGCTACTACCCTTCAAGTTCAGGTGAATAACAACAGCGTTTCTGTGAATATTCGTGATGTGTTGCCCCAGTTGCTTCGTATGTATGGTGATGACCGTTCTCTCGCTCGTTGGAACGGTATTTGCCCTCTTGCTCCTGATACTTACCGTAGTTATGCCGACCAGTTGGGTTCGAATAACAACAGCAACGGTTCTTGGGCACAGACTGCCGATAATTCTCTTACCTCTCGTGGTTCTTACGGTATTGATAGTTTGGAACAGACTAACCCTATTATTGGTGCTGGTGTGAAAAATCAGCAGACTATCGGTGATGGAACTGCTAGGACTGTGAAAATTCGTTTTACTTCTTACGAACCCTTGTTTCTCTCACCCTTCCACTTCGCCAATCTCTCGGCGAACCAGATGGGTATTTATGGTGTGAGCAACTTGAACTTTATTTTCAACATCTCGGCATCGGCATCCCGTGTGTGGCGTTGCGGTGCTTCCGCCGCCGCAATTGGCAGTTACGCCGTTTCGATTTCTGCTGTTAGTGGAAGCGAACTTCATTTCCAGATGCTTACCCCCCATCCGTCCCAGATTTTACCCTCGAAGAATGTAGTCGATTATGTGGATTTCCCTCGTTATTTATCTACCTTTACGAACCAGATTGCTGCTGGTGCTGTTTCAGCACTTAACGAGTTAGTCCCTACTTCAACTGTGTTTTCAAGCACCAACATCCAACTCAATCAAGTCCCTGATATGTTGGTTATTTGTGCGAGGAAACCGATGTCCCAGCAGACGAACCGAGATGCCGATTGTTTCTTCCCCATTTCTGGTATTTCTATCAATTGGAATAACCAGTCTGGTCTGTTGGCGAACGCCACACAGGAGACTTTGTTTCGTATGTCCGCAAAATCCACGAACCAGACTTGGCAGGAGTTTCGAGGGTATGCTAATAAATACCTTCCCCCCGCTGGTGCTTCTTATGATACTCAACTTCAAAATGTCCTTACTTCTGGGTCTCTTCTTGCTCTGCGTTTTGGACAGGATATCCCTATTGTCGAGGAGTTCTATGCCGCTGGCAGTTTGGGTTCATTTAATTTACAGTTCAATGTTACACTCCAAAACTATACTTTGGCGGCACAAGATGTCGAACTGGTGCTGATGT